TATATCTGTACTTGTCGCATCTCCATAAGTCCAAACTTCCTTAGAACTAATTAACGGGTAACGTACATCGTAATTAGTAGCACCATCTGTTATTCTATTATAAACTTCAGCACCCGTATAAGTATGGTCGTAATCTTCAAATATTAAGTCACTTAATTTATCCTCACTAAACAAATCTTTTAATGTAAGTAAATCACCATAAAAAGTAATCGAATAACTTTCTGGCTGTCCATTAACTAAATTAGCTTTCTCTAATTGTATCTTACCACTTCTAAAAGGTACTCTATCAATTTCAATGTAAGCATTTCTTCTTAATCGTTGGTCGATTATAGTAGGCTCTAAAACAACTGAACTTTCATAAAAGTGTTTAAATATTCTATTGTTAACTGGTGAAGCAGGTACTGTGAAACTTTGTGAGAAGTCGGTAAATACTTTTGATATATCTTGAATATTTTGTACCGATAAATTAATATTTATATTCTCATCGTTAAACAATTCTACCTCAGAATAGTTTTCGCTATCTCTTTCTCCCTCTATGTATATTTGTACACTTCTCATTATATTACATCGTTTATTAAGTTGTGGTTAAATTCAAACTCTAAAGCATAGTTAATTTGTTTAGTGTTTATGTTGTTAAACAATTCAACTGACTTAGTTTTAACCTTAGCAGGTAAATCGTTAATTAATATCTTTTCGCTTAGTAATATTTCTTTGATTACATTTTTAAAATCTTCATCAACCCAATCAGAATTTACTTTAATAGTCTTTTGACCGTTAATATTAAATTCTCTTTTTTGTCCTTGCTTAGTGTTATAATCTGTAATGCTAGATTGAAGTAATTTATATTCGTTTGATGTTACATTAATACTTTCGTTTGACGCAGCATAAAACCACACCCTTTGAAAACTACCAAATCTATTTACAAAGTCACATCTAACTGGAGTATATTTACAAGCAGTTTTAGGAATAGTTGTATAAGTAGCTAAGATATTACTTGAAGCATCTTTTATTTCTAACTTGCATCTGTAACCATAATAATTTTTATAGATTAAAGGTACTGCTGAAACAGTAGCTAAAATAGGTTCTGAGAATGTAGCTAATGTATCTAAATTAGTGTAGTTAGCAGTAAGTACTAAACCATCTTCCATAACCGTTACATTAGTTAATGCTCTTGTATAATCTAAATTACCTAATACACCTAAACCATCATTGTAATATTCGTATGTACCACTATCTAAATGAATGTCACCGTAATCATAGTTACTTCCGTTTTCATAGTAAGTGTAACCACCAAAAGCTAAGTAAGTAGTAGAATCAATTAATACATCACCTGCACCGATATTCTTATAACGTTTGATTATTACGTTTGCATATTGTTCATTGGGTTTGTTACCCGTATTAGTGTTTATAGATACATAACTTCCATCATCATTAAATGTTATGAACTCATTAATGTAGTTTGAAACGTTGTATTGCGTAGCGGGTTCGTTTGAACTTGGAATAAGTTTACTTAGTGTATAAGTTGGTAATGTCGGAGTTGATGTTCCATTATTCCAAATAAATAATTCTAACTTAGTAGATGTTTGACCTACTTCGTTTATTTCTACTATAAATGGACTTCGTGCAAATATGTTTCTCATCTTCTTGTATCTATTGTATCTATGAATATTTTAGTTATATCTAACCCGTACGCTTGTATTAATTCATCTGGTAATTGTTTGTATGCTTTCTCGAATGGTTTAGTAAAAAATAAACTCGGTTTAATACCGTTTTTAAATATGTTTTTAGCTATTGCAAATTTAAGTCCTTGTCTATTCATTAACCTACCTTTCTCATCTCTTGGTGCAATACCTTTTCTTACTATCCATTTGTCTAGGTTAGCTAACATTTGCCTACTAGCAACACCTTTTTTAAATGAGTAAGGAGTGTTATGTTTCTTTTTTAAACCACTTACCCCTTTATCTTGAAACACACCGTAATCAAACATTTCAAAGTATAAGCTAATTGAATTTGGGTTAACTTTACTAATACCATTAATGCTATTATACAGCTTCTTAGATGAGTTCTTTTTTGTTTTAGTAAGGTTTGTTCTAGCTTGTTGAATAACATACTTTCTAAATTCGTCTAATTGCTTTTGTGTTTCTTCTTTTTTTAACATATACTCATACCATTTGGAACGACTATATCTACTGTTAAAGTCCAACCGGCTACATTATCTTCAAACCTATCCATAAAAGGTTCAAGTGATGCGTTTGATACTTGGTATAAGTCACTAAACAAATCACCCCTTTGTAACCTTGCAACTATTCTAATTAGTAAAGATTGCATATTGTTTAATACATCATCTTCATTATCATTACCTATAAAAATATCCGTTGTTTCTTCTTTAGAAATATCAACTATATCCATTGAAATAATACTAACATTATAAGTTAGTGTATTACCGTTACTAGTGCAATTATTAATCATTAAATGAGATATAGGGTACATATCTTGCTTAGCATTCATTAACCTATCAATACTACCTTTAGTTACCGTATTGCAAAAAGGAACTTCATCTAATAAAGCATCTTTTAACTTTGTTGTTATGTTATAATAATCTATCATTTGTTTCTTCTTTTTGCCTGGTTTATTTCTATTCTAGTCTTTTCGTTTTCAAATGTTAATAGTGTTAATGATTTAAAAAGTTCTTCTCTACTAACATCATCAAATCTGGTAACGTTTCCTTTAGCGAGTGTATATAGGCATTGATACCATCCCCACTTTTTTCCGAATTGGTATTCTTCTGAGAACTCATTTTGTTCGCCTCCTCCTCCAAAAAACGTGGCAAAACTTTTAGTAACTCTGTCCCTAAATGATAAAAAAAAACCAATGCAGGAAGCACTATGTCTAATGTTAAATCTTTCATTAACTCAAAGTATTCTTCTTTAGCTTCGTAGGGTTCGATTTGATACCTATCTTTGAACTTATTTGTGATAGGTCGGTACATTATACCCATTAAGATATGATAGTTGTTTACATCGGATATATTTGAATCTATGTCCATGTATTCGCCATTTGTAATCTTATCTAAGTTCGGAATAAACCCGAACTCAATACCGTTTAATGTAAATCTATTAATGAATTTTGTTTTTTGTTCAAATAGTTTGTTAAAATGTTCTACTAAATTATCTAAGTCACTTAAACTAATCTTAGCTACTTCTTTTAAATCTATACCACAAAAGCATTCAACCATCTTTTGATTGATAAACTCAGCATCATTAGAACCTTTAACTACATTCATAAAACGAATGTAATCTTTTAGCTTTATTTCTTTTAACTCCGTTGGAATAGTTAATTTAACTTTCATACTTATTAACGAATAATGTTATAAAATGTTGTACTTACCTCTGTTTGGATTTACTAATTGATATGTTATTGCATACCTCAAAGCATCAATAGCGTGATTATATTTATCAATAGGAGTTTCGCTCTTACGTTCAAGCCAAGCATAGTTGTTTAATTCTTTGATTAAATCAATACTACTTTCGTCTATTACTAAATCATAGTCTTGAATAAGTGCTATACCCTCTTTGATTGCATACTTCACACATGGAACAATGTTACACCCTTTAGATTTTAACTCACTTATTAAACGTGGTTCTGCATTGTCACCTATTATTAAATTAGTTCCTGCATTCTTATGATTAAGTATTGCTAAATCACTTGTTGTTAAATGTGTTTTGTAAATGTGTAGCTTAGCATAAATAATTTTGTTTGCAGTATCAATACAAGTTTCTACAAGTGTACTAGGGTCGTTTGAGAATCCATAATCCTGTCCAAATATTGAAGTAGATACTTGTTTAAATTCACCTAGCTTCCAGTTGTTAAATATAATACCCTCAGCTTTGTCTAACCACCCACCTAGAATAGTGTGTTTATATTTCTCTGGTCTACGTTTCTTTGTATCTTCTATTTGATTTAAGAACGATTGAGAAAGGTTTTCTACATTATCTAAGTAAGTAGTGTGAATAAATGTAGTATCATCTTTAGTACCGTTAAAACCTGCATCTATTCCTTTTGATTGAAAAAACTTCTGATAAATAAAATGTTCTTTTGTACTTGGATTCAAAACAAGTATTACTCTATTCTGTTTCGTCTTATGCCTAATAGATAAATCAATTTTATCAAACGTATCTTCTTCGGTTAACTCCTCAGCTTCATCTAGTACCCACGTTGTAACTCCTGCTAACGATTTAAGGTTAGCTGTTTGTTGACCCGAACTTGTTTTAATACCTTTGAATAATATCTTTGAACCTGTCTTAACGTTTATGATTTCATCTTTAGTTATGTGAAAATCCTGATTCATTCCTATTAAATCAATCTTCTCTAAGAACTCTGGAATAATAGATATGTGAGCAGAAGTAAGTGTGTAACGTGTAAATAGTATAGTATGTTCACTTTCGTAAGTAAGCATAAGAAGAAACATAGTTACTCCAAATGACTTACCCGAACCACGACCTCCAGTAACAACAAAGTATCGTGAATCCTCTGATATTAATGATTGATATTTTTTACTTACTTCAACTTCTGTCATTTAAACTTAAGAATGTCTTTGATGTTAAACTCGTTTATGTTATGAGTTGTTTCAACTGTTTCTTTTGGCTTACCGTAAGTGTATTCAATGATTAACTTTGCAGCACTTATCTTATCACTATCTCTTGACTTATCGTTAACTATGATATTAGCTAAACATTGTACTGCATCTAGTGAGTAAGGCTTCATTAAATCCCTTATCTTATTTTCTTCGTCTTTTGGTTTACGACCTGCTCCTGGTCTTGCTCCTCCTTTTACTGCCATCTTGATTTTGTTTTGTTTATTCAATTATTACAAAGTAGTATAAAAGCCTTGTGATATAGCTTTATATCGCTTGTAAGGTGCATTTTTATAGTGTACCATTCAAATGGTTCAATTAACTTCGTAGGCATCGTATAACGTTCTTATTTTGTTAATAATATCTCTCCAACAATCTGAGCAAGTAGTAGGTTCTTGTTTTTGATTTAATGCTCGGTTGTATATTGCAATTAGTTTAGATTGGTCGGATGGTTTAATAGAACCTCTTAACGTTTCAAAGAAAGTTGTTAAGTAGTTATACTCATCTTCTGTTAAACAGTTAGGTTTAAAGTAAGGGAATAGCTTGTTAAGTTTCTCTTTACGTTCATCGCATCCGCAATCTTCTCCTGCTAAGAACTTAACTACCTTCTTTATTCCTGTAGCTGTTGTAATTTGTTCTATTGTATCACCTAATCCTTTAGGCTTACGTTTCCTTGTTTGTTTTGGTTTATTTTCCATCATATCAATTCGTAGTCTTTGTTTTTAAAATCTTCGTAATCTTCTTTTAATTCTTTTGCAATAAGTTTTTTAGTTTGTTGTAAACTCCAAAATAGTGTTCTA